CTTTTGCAGAGAAGAATGGTGCGTATCTTAAGTTTGTAGAAGATGCAGTAAGGTTAATGTATGATAAGCTTACTAATGAATCTCGTATTACAGACTTTAAGATTGTAGCATCCCATAACGAAAGTCTTCACAGCCATAATGCAGTATCAGTTATTGTAAAAGGTGTTGAAGGTGGTTTTACAGCTGGTGTTGCTCGTGACGTTTTTGAATCAACTGGCCTAAGATAGAGAATCCAATACTTGTTTAACAGCCTCAGGGCTGACATGCTCCGGTATGTCAGCCTTTATTTTTTCGAAATCGTCAAAATTATCTCGAATGTTACTAGCGCTGTAAGGTGTACCGTCTGCTTTTAGAGTTACATCTACTGCAGACTCTTCTGGTTCTACAATTTCAATATCTAACCCTTCCTTTTCAGCCCACGGTTTTGCATATGACCATCTTTTCCAGTCTCCGTCTTTTTTACTAGCACCTAATACAGCAGTTGTGCCGTCATCGAGAGTTTTAAGAGTCTCATATGCAGCTGTTACTGGGGATGGATATTCTGAAACACTAACAGTTACATTACTTAGTGGCTGAGTATACAATTCAAAAATCTGCTTTGCAGCAGCAGGAGTTATTAATTTACCGTCTTTAGTTCTACGCTCACTTTTAGCTGAAGGAGCTGAAATTAAAACATGTACCTGACCAGATGGATACATCTCACTATATGTTTTAACCATTTCGTAATGGCCCTTATGAGGAGGTTTGAAACTACCCGGTACTAATACAACTACTCTATCGTTTTTTTTTAATTCCAGAGAAAGCTTACTACGCAAATCACTTAATTGTAGATCTTCCCACACATTATCAATTTTGGAATCAAAATTTTCACTAAGTCCAGCATCAACAACAATCTTACGAAGTACTTTTGCTACTTCTTTTGCATTTGCTGGTTCAACATCTTGAGTTACTATCTCTCTTTCAGCATCTGTTAAGCTTGTATTGTCTAAATCTACGAATAAAGCTTTACGAGCAAGGTTAACATAAAATGTTTCACCTTCTGTAGTCATTGGATCAGGAGTAGGCTCTTCAGAAGGTTCTTGAGCTAAATCATCTTTAGATTTTGGTTCAAATTCACCACCAGTTTCAGGTCCTTGACGAGGAACAAAGTCATCTCCTTCGGCTTCTACTACTTTACCATTAGGTTTATTACTTGACATTACTGCTTTTGAAAGTTTTGCTGCAGCGTCTTTAGTAGCTTTACGCAAATTTCGTAATAATCCTTGTTGTTCTGGTGAAGGCTTTTTTGTAGGATCAGTTTTACCGTCTTTTTCAGCTTGCTTCGCGGCGGCAATGGCAGCTTGTAAACCTGTCTGAGCTTGCTGTTTAACATTACCAGCTTCAGATAGTATTTGATCTATTTTAGATGTGAACCTACTCATTATAATTATTTATAGTAGAGAAAGTTTATTTCTTATGTCTTCGAAATATGTTTTATCTAAAAAGGTAAGTTCATACTTTTTACAGAAGTAATGTAACTTGTTGAAGTAGAAATCACTGTTCTGGATTTTCTTAAGCTTACGTAGTAGTATTATATGTAATTCTTCGATATACCCTTCACACTTACACTTTTTCTTGAGTTCTTTAAGAGTAAAGTCTTCTCGTACAACAAGTACCGGAAATTTTTTTTCAAAAGTCTGTAAAAATGCGGAATATTCCCTGTTTAGCTTAGTATCTACATCGAAATAAATTACTGGTTTAAACTTTTTGTTATGTACCTTAAGTATCTCACATGTATAGTATATAAAGTAATGAAATACGTACTTCTTATGTTGAGAGTTGTTGAGCTTAACGTCAGAATCAAACTCTGATATACTTTTAACTGAGTTATTGTGTATGTACTCTATTACCGGTGTAAAATTAACGAGATTAAAATAAGAACCCGGTAACTTATAACTCAATTGTGGAATCTTCGTTAAGTCTTCTAATTGCATCTGCGTTTTCCTGCCAAAATTCTTTATAATCAGTTATAACATATTTGTCTTTATAACTCAAGTAATTTTTGTATGAGAAATGCTTACTAATTTCTTTACGAAACAAAATAAAAGATCCTTTACGAGTAACCTTAATAACTAAAAACCAAAGCAATCCAAACTCAGCTTGTTTTATCCATTTATCTAAAGTTTTGTTTTCGTTGAATAATTGATGAAAATCAAATGTTTTATAATTTTTACATTCAATTTTATAACGAGAAAGACATGGAGGTACCATAATATCACCATCCATCATTCGTCTTTGTTGTTCGGTTAGTTGATCAATTCTGAAAACGTTAGCGCCCCCAGTATAGGCTCCGGAATTTGGAACTCTAATAAAATTTTCATTAAACGTTTCACTTAAATCTTTTGCTACATCTCGCTCCCAGGCGTTACCTTTTTGTTTTGCCGCACTTGGCATATGTAGTTACTTATCACTTAGCTAAATCTTGCAAGTTTATAGCTTGCTTTACAGCATCTAACGGGATTTGCGCGGTCCAATAATTACCTTCGTCTGCAGGGTTAAGTTCTGGTAATTTATCTCTATCTAATACTAACAAATAAGCTCTACCTTTTTGTTTATACTCATGAAATGCAAAACGACCGGCTAATTGTATATCATCTGATACATATGAACCGGTTATACCTTTACGAGTATTACCTGCTCCTCTAGAAACTACAAAACCATCATTCTTTAAGTTTTTATATTCAGCAGACGATATACCTCTATAAGCTTCATCAGGATTATTTTGTAACTTTGCGATATTTGCAACTATTTTCTTATGCTCATCACTTTCAGGCGGGAAGAGCAAATAATCATATATAGTTTTACTTTCGTTTAGTTTTTTTTTCCGCCTTTTCTTAACTTTACCTTTACGACTTATAGTAGTGCCTAAAGCTTTTGGCAATCTAGCATCTCCAGGAGCATACGTATCACTGTCATTATAATCTCCACCACCCTGACCACCAGTAGCAGCCATACCTACAGATGCCATGGTATTATCAGTCAAATATCTAGTCACTAATTGGTTAAATAGTTTAAGCGGCATTTTAATTATTTATTTCTCAAAGATTAATTAGTTGATTTTCTGAAAAAGTCACTAGAATAAATATATGAATATTGATGAGATCATTGAGCAGTATACTATAGAATCTAGTATTGATACTAATATCGATAGGCTCAATGTTACAGAAGTACAAGAAAAGCTTGTTAATAATAAACATAAATGGTCTGCTCGTTTAATTAATCATAAAATTAAACTTAATAAATATCGCAACCAACGATTTACTATCTTAGAAGAAAAAATTGAAGAATATCAAAATACTCAACCGGTAATGGTTAATAAATCTATTGCTGAAAAAGCTGTGAGTAAGAAGAAAGATATCCGAGTTATAGATAATAAGATAGAGAACGAAATATTAATTATTCAACATGTTGAAAACATTTATAAGAATATAAGTTTCGCTACTAACGATATTAAAAACTTAGTAGAATTAATGAAACTAGAGATGCAATGATTAATATTAGTTATCATTCCTGTTCTCAAGCTGTAATTGAAGGTCCAGAATTAAACATAATAAGAGAACACTTTAGCGTTAAGAATGAAGCGGCTCATTTTCAAAGACGTATGGGTAGGTTTGTTCCTTCTCGGACATATGTTATAACAAATAATGGTAAGGTAGATGTTGGTTTAGTATTTGAAATAGTAAATTTTTGTACAGATAAAAAAATACAATACACAATAGAAGAAAAGGTAACATCTATTTTAATACCTTCTTTAAAGAAAGAAAAAGTTAATAACTATAATTTATCTCTCTCGTTTAGAGATTATCAGCAAGAGATAATAAACAAATGTATCAATACTGGGAGAGGTACTGTAGTACTAGCAACCGCAGGAGGTAAAACTCTTACCATGGCAGGTTTACTTGAGTACTATTATCAAAACTTTAGTAAGAACTTTAAATGCTTAATTATTGTTCCTGATTTAGGGTTGGTTAATCAAACAAAAGGAGACTTTAAAGAATATAAAACATCATACACTACTTCTAAATGGACAGGTAAAGATGAACTTAATTTATCCTCTAATGTTATAGTAGCTAATTTAGGTATACTACAAAGCTCTAAGCAAGATATATCATGGATTGAGCATATAGATTTATTAATAATTGACGAGGTACACAAACTACGTAGAGGTAATAAAGTTAACAAAATTTTATGTAAAGTAAAAACTAACAACCGTTTTGGTTTTACGGGAACTTTACCTCCAGATAATTTAGATGCTTGGAATATTTTCGGTAAGATTGGTCCAAGATTATATGAAAAAATGGCTTATGAGTTACGAGATGAGAAATATGTTACTCCTGCCCGGGTTCATGTACTAGAAATAAACTATAGCACTCCTACTAATCAAATATATCAAGGTAATAATAGTAATGCTTTTTATCTACAAGAAAATGAGTTCATAAGAGGTAATGTATATAGAAATAATCTTATATCTAAATTATGTAATAAACTCGACAATAATGCTCTTATACTTATAGATTATATTGAACATGGGGAGCTATTAACAGCCGCGTTACAAGAGATATGTAAAAAGAAAAAGGTATATTTTATACAGGGAAGTGTCGAGACAGACGAGAGAAAAAGAATACAAAACTATATGGAGAAGAAAAAAAATATAGTTGTTGTTGCTATATCAAAAATATTCTCTACCGGTATTAATATTAAAAATTTACATTATATTATTTTTGCTGGAGGTGGAAAAGCTAAGATAAAAATCGTCCAGAGTATCGGAAGAGGTTTACGGTTGCATACTGATAAAGAAGAGCTTATAATCTTTGATATCGCTGATAAGTTGCGGTATGGGGAACGTCACGTTGAAGAGCGTTTGACGTTATATGATAACGAGGATATAAAATATAAATTTACAAGTTATAATGAAAGAAACGAAAGAAACGAAACCAAAGAAAAAAAAGAAAAAGGCTAATAAGAAGGCTTATTATGTAAGTCCGAAAGAATTTTTAGGTCGTTTAACTGAATACTATAAGACAGATGACTTAGAAGATGAACTTGCAGAGTCTGTTTATAAAATTGCCGTTGGTTTAAGTTATTCTCCGAATTTTATTAACTATAGTTATAAAGATGAAATGATTGGAGACGCAGTAGTAAAAATGATTGCAGCAGTAAAAAATAAGAAATTTAACTTAGACTCACCATCTAATCCATTTTCTTATTTTACTACTATCGCTTATCATGCTTTTATTAATAGAATTAAAAAAGAGAAAAAATATAGAGAAACAATTAATGATTATCAAGAGCAGGTTTATGGCCAATTAGCTCAAGAGGAGGAAATACCTAAAATGGCTCCTCAGAAAGATTATGATAAAGAACTCTATTATTAATGGAAAAATACAAAATAGCATTCTTTACTGATCTACATATCGGTGTTCATCAAAACAATGAGCGCTGGTTAGATGTAACGTATAAATGGGCAAAATGGTTTACGTCGGAACTTAAAGAGAAAAATATTAATAAGATTATCTTTGGTGGAGATTTGTTTCATTATAGAGATGAAATTAATGTAAAAACTCTACACTTTACAGATAAACTTTTAGATTTATTTAATGAGTTCGAGTTATATATGATTCCAGGAAATCATGATGCTTACTATAAAGATAATGCTACAGTACATTCCCTATCTATTCTTAATAATAGAAAAAATATCAAAGTATTTGATGATCCAACTGCTTTTAATCTTGCGAGTAAGCAAGTCGGTTTCTGCCCGTGGGGTACATCTATAGAGGATGTTCCAACTGACTGTGATATTGTAGTAGGTCATTTCGAGCTAGAAAATTTTAACTTTAACAATCATAAAATTTGTGAAGAGGGGATGAAGTCTCAAGATATCCTCAAAAAATCTAAACTAATCTTTACTGGTCATTTTCACAAAAGACAGCAACGTAAATTTGAAAATGGTACAATTATATACGCTGGTAATCCATTTGAAATGGATTTTAATGACATTAAAGACCAAAAAGGTTATTATGTTTTAGATTTTGAAAAAGAAAACATCACATATGACTTTTATGAAAATAGCGTATCTCCAATACATGTAAAGGTAACGTTATCAGAGCTCGAAGACCTTCAAACAATAGCTAAAAATAAAGGCTGGTCGAACCTTTCTATTAAAATTGTTATTGATAAAGAAATAAAGATTAATTTATTAGATAAAATAATTAGCTCAATTAATTATGAAGGCCCTTTCGCTCTCACAACAGACTATTTACACAAACTAACACTTGGAGATAATATATCTATCTCTAACGATTTAGGGGATTTGAATATAAAAGAGTGTATCGTAGAATATATAGATTCGTTAGATATAGAGAATAAGCTCGCAGTAACGAAAAAAACTATTAGTTTATATAATCAGTTTGTATGAAGTTTGTAAATTTTAATACAATAAAAATCAAAAACTTTCTATCTATCGGTAACGATGAAGTAGAGATAGACTTTAAACAAGGTCTTAATATCATTACTGGTATAAACAAAGATAAACAAGATAGACGCAACGGTGTCGGTAAATCTACAATTGCTGATGCGATACATTTTGCAATTTTTGGAGAGACTATTAGAGAGTTATCTAAAGATTTTATTGTAAACACAATTAATAAGAAAAATACTGTTGTACAATTAAATTTTTCTGTTAACGAAAACAATGAGATAAAACAATATAAAATTGTTCGAAAATTAAAACCCACGAAATGCTATTTGTTTGTTGATGATGTTGATCTTACGGAAAGTACTATACCAAATACAAACAAAAAAATTAAAAACATCGTCTCAGGATCACCTGAAGTTTTTCAAAATTGTGTTATAATGTCTCTTAATACTACTTTACCTTTCATGGCTCAGCGTAGAGTAGAAAAACGAAAATTTATAGAAGGTATTCTGAACTTAGAGATATTTTCAGAAATGCTTAATAGGGCAAGATCGGAATATAATGATGTACAGAAAAAATATGAACATGCTCATAAAGATTATGACCACTCAAATAATATTTTAACTCTCTTAAAGGAACAAAAAGACAATATTGTTAAGAGTGTTATTGAGCAAAAAGAAAAAATATTAAACCGTATTTCCGTAATTGAAAAAGAGATAGAAGAAAATAAAAACAAAATAGAACCTATTGATAGAGAGTTAGTTGAACGAACAAAAGAAAAAATTATTCAAATAAATGAAAAGCTCGAAGATATTTCATCTAAAATTTCCGATGTTAAAACTAACATTACAAGACACGATACGGAAATTTCGTTTTATCAAAAACAAATAGATAATATAGGTACAGAGAAAGATGTTTGCCCAACATGTTTACATGAAATTACAAGTAACGATAGAGAGCATATACATTTAGAGAAAGAGAACCTTAGTAAGGATATTCTCAATAGACGAGAAGATATCGAAAGTTTAAAAAAACAGGTAAAGGGGTTAAAGGACCTCAAAAAAGACAATCTTGATGTCAAAGATAAAATAAACGTTTATATCTCTAATGTAAAAAACACCGTCAATAATAATAAACTAGCTAAATCTTATATTAAAAATTTAAATAGCGATTTAGATTCTAATAACAATAATCTTAACGCGTTAGAAGAGAAAGAAACAAGCGTTGAGGTACAAGATCTTGAATCTAAAATTAAAAATAAACTTATTGAAGTTGATGAACTAGAAAAAAACACTAACGATATTCACAACGACCTTGAGGTTTTAAATGTAGTGAAATATATTCTTTCGGAAGAAGGTGTAAAATCGTTTATTGTAAAAAAAATACTTGATGTATTAAATAATCGATTAGCTTATTACTTACAAAAAATGGACGCTAATTGTTTGTGCTCTTTTAATGAATTATTTGAAGAAAAAATAATTAACGAAAAGGGAGAGAATTGTTCTTACTTTAACTTTTCGGGGGCAGAGCGTAAAAATATTGACTTAGCTATTTTGTTCACATTCATGGACATGAGACGCCTACAAGGAGAAGTGGCGTACAATGTTGTTATATTTGATGAACTGTTAGATAGTTCATTAGACGAAAAGGGAGTAGAATTAGTACTCAGCTTACTAAGCGAGAGGATTGAAGAATATAAAGAAAACATTTACATTATTTCTCATCGCAAAGAATCTGCAAAAGCCGCTACTGGAGAAGTTATAACTCTACAAAAGCAGAACGGAATAACAACTAGAGTGGATTTTGTAGACGAAATCTAATAAATTTATATAATGATTACACCGTTTGGAGTACAGCAAAGTAGGTTACCGTTCGCCGCGACGCCTACTATTAATCCCTTACTTAATGTACAGAGAACACAACCGGTTATACAACCAAAAAAACCTGCTCACGAATTACCTGATTTACCTAGATCTTTAAATTTTTATGCCGACTACTCTGGGTGCGGTCATTGGCGAATGATATGGCCAGAAAAACTCCTTAATTGCTATGGTAGAGCAAATATACAAGGAGGAACGGTAATGATCGGAGATAAAAACTTTTATAAAGGTCTAACTACTATACGTATTCAGAGACAAGCTACAGAACAACAATTAAATTTTATTAAATGGCTGAAAGGAGTCCAGCAAGAGTTTAAGTTTAATATTATATATGAGATTGATGACTTAATTTTTAAAGAAGATATACCGGATTATAATAAATTTAAATTTGCGTTTGAGGATCCCGCAATAAGGAAAACCAGTATGGAGATCATGCAGCATTGTGACGAGATAACCGTGACAAATGACTTCATGAAAAATTATTACACCGAAAAAACCGGTAATAAAAATATAACAGTAATACCGAATTTTATTCCACGATTCTGGATGGATCGTTATTATAATCTAAGTACAATAAAAGAAAACTACCAAAAATACAAAAAGAAACCTCGTATAGTTTATTGTGGTAGTGGTGCACACTTCGACATTGATAATAGAATAAAACAAAGAGACGATTTCTTTCATGTAAATGATGTAATTAGAAAAACTGTCGATAAATTTCAGTGGGTTTTTGTTGGTGGTTTTCCGCTCTCACTAAGAGATTTGGTTAAAGCTGGTAAGATTGAATTTCATGAATGGTCTAATTTGGTAGACTACCCATCAGCGGTAAGTAAACTTAATGCAACAGTATTTTATGCCCCCTTAGAGGATAGTAATTTTAATAAAGCCAAAAGCGATCTTAAATTTATTGAAGCATGTGCATTCGGTATACCAAGTGTAATGCAGGACTTATGTACTTATGAGGCGGCTTTTCATAAATTTAAAACTGGAGATGATCTTATCGCTAAAATCGAAGCTATCACTAATGATCACAAACGATATGCTAAAGAATGTAAACGCGCCAGAGAGTATATGAATAAGAGGTGGATGGAAGACAACATCGACGAATACAAAGAGCTATATGCCTTTCCATATGCAGATAAGCAACGGAAACTATTAAACCTCCGCAACGGAATCAGTTGATTAATATTTAATTTTCACCTATACTATAAGGAGTGTATAGGAATCTAGCTTACATACCGAATCAGCGTGTCATGCGCTTATATACCTGGGATGAAGAGGGTAATCGAATTGAAACAGATTGTCCTTATCGTCCTTATTTTTACAGTGAGACGAACAACAATAGACCCGATGGTATTTCTCTTTACGGTACAAAGCTCAGAAAGCACTTTGCTACGAGTGAGTTAGATAGAAGAAAAAAGATAGAAGATCTTAATGATCATCGAATATACGAAAACATATCTCCTTACCAACAATTCCTAGTTGATCGATTTTGGGAAGTAAATGAGACAGACGAGTTTCAGCAATTCCCATTAAAGATATGGTTCTTTGATATCGAGACATATTCTCCTGATGAGTTTCCTAAACCTGAGGAAGCGAGTCATATGATTAATGTTATTACGATATATGACACTGTACACGAAAGGTATTATACCTGGGGCATTAACCCGTATGAACCAGAAGCAGACGATGTAACTTACTATCATTGTAAGTCAGAAGGGGAACTACTTCAACGGTTTTTAGATCATTACTGTAACGATAGACCAGATATTTTGTCGGGGTGGAATAGTGAAATTTTTGATATTCCGTATGTTATTAACCGTGTGCGTAATATTCTAGGTGAAGATGCAACAAGGTTGTTTTCTCCAGTCCACGACGAAATAATGAAGCCTATTTATCAGCGGGTATATAGGGGTAATTTTGGTCAACAAACAGCTAAGTATGTTGTAGAAGGGGTATCTATGCTTGATTATCTCGATGTGTATAAAACCTTCAGTATGGGTATGAGAGATAGTTATAAGCTAGATAACATAGCTCATATAGAACTTGGAGAGAACAAGGTAGATATTGGAGATGTTAGCCTAGCAGAGCTATCTATCAATGATTGGAAGAAGTTTGTTGATTACAATATTCATGACGTACGCTTGCTAGTGAGGCTCGATGAGAAGTTAATGTACATGGATCTAGCGAGAATGCTTTCTTATATTGGTTTGACCCCTTTCAATGCCGCGTTAGGTACTATCAGCACTGTCAATGGTAGAGCAATAGTAGAAGCACGCAAACAAGACCCTCCGAGAGTTATACCTACGTTTGTAAAAGGAGATGATAGAACTGAAAAATATGAAGGAGCATATGTAGGAGAACCTCAACGAGGTTTTCAAGATAATGTAATTTCTTTTGACGCTAATTCTCTATACCCGAGCGTGATGGTAACTCTCAATTTGAGCCCTGAAACAAAAGTAGGTAGTATTGTAGGTACTGATAAAGATAAAGTTTACATAAAGACAGTCAATAACAAAGACATAGAGATGACTGTGGGAGAATTTACTAAGTGGTGCAATAAGAATGAGATATGTGTAACAAGAGCGAAGAAACTTTTCTCTCAAAAAACTAAAGGTATATTTCCTCGCATAACTGATCACTTCTATGATATACGTAAAGGCAAAAAAGCAGAATGGACTAAGGAACGAGAAAATTTACATAAATTAGAAACTAAACTAAAACAATACACCTCTCAAGAAGAAAAGAAATATCTTGAGGAACAAATTAAAAAAACTCAATTTAAAATAGACCAATTATGGATTTGGCAATTTACTTTGAAAATTCTTATCAACCGTATTTACGGTTACTTTGGTAATAAGATATCTCAAATGGGGGATGGTGATATTGCTCGATCAATTACACTAACTGGTCGGGATGTAATCAAACAAAGTAATGTTATTCTACGTAACTATATCAAGAAAAAGACTGGTCTAACTGATAAAGAGTTAGAGCGTAGAGACCCTATTGTGTATAATGATACTGATAGTTCATATTGTACAATATCGCAACTACTCGAACACATGGATATACCTCTACACACTAACAATGTAGTTACTCCAGAAGTGTTAGACTTAGTACAAGATATAGAAGACGACTTAAATGAAAATATTGAAAAGTGGGCGCGCAATACGTTGCTGACTAAAGATCCTAGGTTTGTATTCAAGCGAGAGTCTATTTGTGATAGAGGGTATTTTCTGCAGAAGAAACGTTACGTGTTACACAAACTCGACGACGAGGGGGTAGCATGTAATAAGTTTAAGTATACAGGTGTTGAGGTTGTTCGAACTACAATGCCTAATGCAATCAAACCATATGTAAAAAAGATAATCGAGCATATGATTATGACTGAAGATAGAGCGTCAACGAACGAAATGTTTGAGGAGACGTATGATATATTCAAGTCATTACCTATTAATGATATTGCGTTCGTTATGGGTATCAAAGAATACGAAAAGTATAGCATTTACGCAAACGACTGGCAGGTAAAGAAGGGAACCCCCATTCACGTTAAGTCAGCTATTTACTACAACAAACTATTGCAACATTATGGTATAAGTAGTAAGCACGAAGATATTACATCAGGGGATAAAATTAGATATTTTTATACGATTACTCCGAATAAGTTCGGTCTTAAGTCTCTTGGATTTAAGTACAACTTACCGGAAGAATTTAATCAAGATTTCAAAATAGATTATGAAAAAATGTTTGAAAAGATTGTGTTTAGTGTTATAGATAGATTCTATGAAAACGCTGGATGGAAGTCGTTCAAACCAGGAGAAGCTTTGAATACAGATTTATTTGATTTCTTCAAAGTAGAAGTTGCAAATTAATTTTAATATAGTATAATACTCACATGGATATATTTACATACGTTGATACGATCGGTAGGACGTGCTTCGGTGAATTAGTCGAAAAGACAGCCAAGCATGTTAAAGTTAAAGCACCAGCGATGATTATGGTAACCCCTAATGATCCTAATAATATGAAGGTAGATGTTATGCCTCTTTTCTTTAATGAATTTTCAGAAGGAGAGCAACCTGTTTTTGTATATAAAGATGGTCAGTACGTTGAATTAGAAGTAAAGATTTCTGATAAGATCTTAACTCATTATAATGCGAAGATCAATACTACAGGAGAACCAAATGTAGAACCGGTAGTAGAAAAGCTAGATGAGGAAGTTCCTGAAGTAACCTTATTTGAAGAATAAGACATGTCGAACCTTGTTGATAAAGCATTTGCTAAACTGCAAAAATTAAATAGTAACGCCACTACATTAGAGAAAAATACTCTTAGTAACGTTACTGAGTGGATTGATACGGGTTGCCTAGTTCTCAACTCAATTCTATCCGGTTCTCTATATGGTGGTGTACCTAAAGGTAGAATTACTATCTTTGCAGGAGATTCAGGTTGTGGTAAGACCTTTATCTTGAATAAGATCTTAGCACATGCACAACAAAAAGGCATGGTTCCTGTTATCTTTGATACAGAGGTAGCAGTAGAAAACGAGGGAGCCGAGAATGTCGGATTAGATACCTCTAATGTAAAATATGTACCAGTAGATACAGTAGAGAGTTGTCGTAATCAGATTATGGCATTCTTGGATGAAGTAGAAAAAGAACCTGAACTGCATGGTAAGTTCATTATTTCTATTGACTCCCTCGGCAATTTAGCATCGGAGAAGGAAATAAACGATGCTGGTGCTAATAAAGGCGCCATGGATATGGGGCTTCGAGCCAAGCAGCTCAAATCCATGATGCGTATTATTACTTACAAGGCAGCCGTGACGGGAACTACCGTAATTGCGAGTAATCATACGTACGCTGACCCTGGTGCACTCCATCCTACCTTAGTTAAGCAACAAGCTGGTGGGTCTGGTCCTGTATACATGGCGTCTATACTAGTACAAATGGCCGCGAAGAAAGAAAAAACTGATGCAGGTAATACAAACGACGAAGCATTGACTGAAAGTCGTAATTACTCTGGAGTTACTCTTCGTATGCTTACGGTAAAAAATAGATTTATACCAGCGTTCTTGCAAGGAGAAGCATATCTTAACTTTAAAACTGGTTTAGAGAAATATTCTGGTTTAAAAGATATTGCCGTATCTCATGGCATCATTCAACAGAATGGTTCGACTTATAGTATGGGAGAGAAAAAGTTAGGTTATTACAAAAATTGGCGCAACGACGAAGAAACGTGGAGTAATGTGCTACCTAAGTTAGA